CAATAAAATCAGCTGGTTTAAGCGTTTTAAAGTATAAGTCTAACTCTATATCGTTTGCGTGGAATATTGGTTCTAAGCCCTCTAAAAGCGTGTTCTGGAATGGTTTAATAACTGTATTATTAAATAGCGAATAACTATCTCTTAATTCATCTGCATTGTTACCGAATCCACTACCATCTCCTTTAACACCAAACAACAAAGGACTTGTAACTCTATGTCCTGTTAAAACTTTTCTAGTTGTTTCCGTAGATAAGAATTGGTAACTATCCGAATTGTCATTAGCGTTGATGGGTACTATTTCAGGTGCAGTTTCTTTTCCGTCATTGAACGTCAAAAGTATCTTACCAGCATTACCAGACCCCCCAAACTTCGCATTGATTTGTCTTTCAATAGTTCTTCTTTCTTCTCTTGTTGGTATTCCGTTAGCCATATTGATAGCCATACTAGGAAACATACCTGATTTGATATTTGATAAATGGAACTGTGCAATCTCCATATCTAATTGTATGTAGCTAGTAGAACCTTGATAATCAGGAGTTGCGTAATAATGACTTCCTGGACTATAATCTTTAATACACAATACTTGGTTAGCGTCTGATCTATCTTTTAAATCAAACCCTTTATAGTATCTAGGTTTATTCTTTCTAGTGTTTGTCCAATCTGCTGAATAGTAATATTCATTCACGTTTCCATAAGCATCAGCTTTTCCACTTCGCATATATTGTGCTGGTATGTGTCTTATCTCAACTATCTTTGTTCTAGGTCTATTCCATATTGCGTTTACATAACACATTCCAAATAGCTTTAAATCAAATGCTAGGCACTTTAAAACATCTTTAGATGAATTATGTAGTAATCCATTTAACGCTAACCAGCTTTCTTTTTTACTATCGCTCTCCTCTCTATCCGTAGCGTCTAAACCCTCTCCATAAATCATAGCACTAACACCTTTTATTATAGCGTTGTTTATACTGCTACCATTATATAGTTCTAGTAGATATTGAGGGTATAAATTGTCATCTCCAAATTGTACCCAATCTTTATTGTTTACTTCAGTAATAGTAGGGAGATTATATTCTGCTAAATGTATTACCGATATATTGTCTTGTTTCTTTTTCATTAGTTATCGTATGTTGGTGTCCAAGTTTGTACTCCGTATTCTACATCTTTATTATCTACACTAGCACTATAAGGTTTTCCGTATTGGCTCATATTAGTATCTACAATATCATTATCAGTATAAGCATTATAAAAAGTAGTGGGATCAGTTGCCACGGCTCCAAAAGAGCCACTAACATTAGCCGTTTGAGTAACATTTAAAACACTTTTTACTTCAGGTATTTCTGTTACTTGCAAAACCCCTGATGAATTATGAGTTATTGGCGACCAAGTATCATCATAATAATAGCTTATGTCATAAGTTTCATCTGCGGGTAACACAACTCTACCTATTAATTTTTTACCCACAATATCTTGATTGTTTATACCACCTGGAATTTCTGCCGCTAAAGGAAAATAAACATCATAAGCAATTAACCAATACCTATCATTGTAAGTATATTGAGGATTACTAGACACCCCTGTTGTCGGTATTGCAACAATAGACCTTTGGTAGTTATTATTTCTACCTCTAAATTTTATTATTATATATTTTCCATCTGTTCCATCTCCTGCAATATTAGTAGGGTCTACATAAGAAGATAAATTGACATACATATTTACCCTAGTTGGTTGTGAGCCTCCAAATTTAAAATCTATATTATACATAAGAGTATATTTTAGGTATATATTCTATCATTAGCGTTTTTACTTCTTCGTTATTAGTAGTTGTTTTTAACTTGTCGTTTAGCTCTATCCACATAGCTTCATCTTCTACCGTATTAGTAGCGTGTAATATTTTATCTATTTCTTCATTAGTCATTTGCCCCTATAAAATCTAAATCATCATTTTTAACTTCCTTTACTTTTACTTTCTTTTTTGGTTTAGGAGTGTCTTGCTCAAAATAAGCATTGCGTAAATTATCGCTAATTTTCTTTATTTGATCCTGTGTTAATTCATCTAAAGGATAATTAACATTTGCTGGTTGCTTTCCCTCCCATTCTTTTTTAACTTTCCAAGCCATAATTAGTTATTTACTATAAATATAAAACACTAGATATTGTTCACAGATTGCTTTTTTTATAAAACTTTTTTAATAGTATTTAAAAGATTATAAAGTTTAGTTAATAAAAAAGGGCTATCCATTAAGATAACCCTTTTAGTATTGAGTAGCGATTAGCTTATCCTGTTGCTATGTTTAAATCAGCTTCATCAGTTAATCCATCAAATGGATATTTTACTGTTCCAGCTCCAGCAGTTTGAGGTAACCAAATTAATGGGTCAGACTCCTCTGCTCTTAGCTCTAAAGTATATCCTGTCATATCGCCTTTAGCAGCTCCTGTTACAGCAGTACCACCTGAAACATCACAACCATTATCCATACCTAATAAGAATACATTATCGTTTTGGTCAAGTACAAATACCTGCGCTCTATTGTAAGAAATTAATTTAAGTTCATTAGATTGAGCTGCTGTTAGTTTTTGTAGTGTTAAAGATAGTGTTTGTTCAAACCAAGTAGTTCCTGTTGCTGGATCACTATTTATATTTACTGTCATTGATGATAGATTAGGTCTTAGGTCATATTGAAATACATTTACTTTTCCAACACTTACAATGTCCCAATTAGCAAATCCTGCTGTGGTCATTACATTAGCAGTAAATGAAGCTTCTGCTTTTATGTCCCCACAATAGCTTTCGCAGAAAAATATTTTCTTTAAGCCACCTATCTGATCCTTACAATCAACTAATCTTCCGAGTGTTAATTTACAAGCCATTTTTATTTTGTTTTATTTAATTAATATTCCTTTTAAAAAAAAGGGGTGGTATTTCACACCCCTAATTTATCTATCTACTAAAATGTAACACCAACAACCCCGTCAGTACCAATTCCTGTCTGTACTCCAATACCAAAGTTCATTACAACTCTTACATTGTCACTACCATCATATTGATAAGTAGGGATAATTTGAGCTTCAGTTAAGTCAGTTCCTAAGTTAGTACCAAATACTAAGTTGTCTTTATAAGTAGCAACTATACAATCATCTGGCATACCTGGACATCTATAAATTGGGTGTCCTAAGTAACTAAGTCCTTCAGGGTTTAATGTTAAACCTAACATATTAATACCTTGTCCTGTAGCTGTACCTGCTAAGAATTGAGAATAGAAGCTAAAAGTCTTATTATTCATATAGAATCCAAAACCCTCTTTATATTCTAATCCTGGGTGGCTACCTGTAACAGTATCATATACTGCTTTTAGGCAATCATCTATATTAGAAGAAGAAATAGCAGTACCTACACCATCCATTGTTACTTGTGTAAAGTCTGCTGTTGCAGAAGCGTTAAGACCTAATTGGTCAAATACACCATCATCAGAAACAAACCCCGCTCCAAATATTGAAGAAGAATCTCCTACCCAAATACCATTTTCTATTTGAGCAGCAGCTTGACCTGCAACAACTTCTAATAAGAAATCAGAAAAGCTGTTAGGTAAATCTCCGTTTTGAGTCATATTTTTTCCAACCCAAGTTGGGAATAAAGTTTTTCGGCATACCTCACGATTTACTTTTAAATCTGTGACAGTTAATACTCTTTCTCCTAATGTAGTAGTACCTGCGTCAGAAAAGCCACAAACAGCTCCAACGATAGGATCAGTAGTTACTAAGCTACTAATAACCGCTTTACTTGTTAATCCATCCATTGTTCTTACATAACCTTTAGCTACTGTGTCGTTTGACTTAACTGCAGCAGTTACATAAGGCAATGCTTGTTCACCTGCATAAGTAGTTGCAGGGTTAACAGATACATCAAAATTGTACTGTTTACTTAATTCATTTAATTTCGCCATTTTTTAAAATTTTATTTATTTATTATTAATGTAATATGCTGCTCTTTCACTTGCAGACATTGTAGCTAAATCAACTTTTTCTGATTTAGTGTTATTTTCTGGAGTATGAGTAAAACCCTTTGCTCCTGGTTCTTTTTCTAATTCAACAATTTTAGCTTTTAGTTCTTCAACTTCTTCAACTAAACTGTTTACCATATCTTTAGACATTTCAACTTTCTCATCTTCTTCAATAGTTTCTTCTGTTTCAACAGACATACTTTCTTTATCTGCTTTTAAGTCTGCAACAGCGTCTTCAAGATTTTTAATTCTCTTTTCCATACCTGCCCAGTCTTCAACATCAGCCTCATCATCTTCTGCCATTTCTTCTTTATCTTCTTTTTCAGCTTCTACGTCCTCAGCTTCTTTTTCTTCGCCTAAGTCCATAATTTTAGAATCTTCATCTACAGACATTTTAGCTCCGTCAGACATTGTGTATGTACCTGCAGATAATTTAGAAGTTTCTCCATCATCTCCTACAACCATAACAACAGAGCCAATCATAAATTGCTCATCTTCTGTTGCTAATACTCTACCATCATCTAGTATCATCTCTGCATACATTTTTGTTTCTTTGCTTTCTTCCTTATTAGAAGATAAAAGCGTTTTGATTTTTTCTAGTGTACTCATTGTTACCTTTTTTTTATAAATATTAAACTTAAATTATTGTTCACAGGACTATCTATTTACTGTCCTATTTTTAATGGCAGAACAGACTTTAGCAGCAGTTTCTTTGCTTCCGTATTGTTTTACCATATCTTTTATACATTGATCCCATTTATAAACAGCCATAGCTTGTCTATTTATAAAACTAGCGTATTCAACGTATTTATATTTTCTAGTGTATTTCTTTTTCTTTTTACCATCTGCATTTTCAATATATTCTTTCTTAACACTCTCTGCGTGAGTATCACAAGCCATGTATCTAGTAACTCCATTTACTTTATGTATATGAAAACCTGAACACCCTTTAAACATTTCAGCATATATTTTAGCCTCTTCTTTAGTAGCAAATAAAGGCTCTCCATCTAAACTACCTACAACAGCTAATTCATTCTCTAGTATTAAATCTCTAATCTTTCCTAGTGTAACCTCATCAGGGCAATCAGTACATTCTTCTGCTAGGTCTATAATATCTTTAGGCTTTGACGCTTCAATTAATCTGTCCGTAAAATATCCCTCTATACTAAACCCTCTAACCTTACCCTCTTTTACACTATTCCAAATTTCATCGTTTCCAACTTTCATTTTTACAAACCACGTTCCGATCGGAAGTTTATTAAAACCAAAAGAATTAGATTTGTCATTTTTTTTATCTTCTTTAATCCAACTCTCTACAACTGTCATCCCCTCTACTGGTACTTTATGCTCATAAGTAGCACTATTGTTTCTTAAAGTTGACATAAATAACTCTTGAGCTTTTTTGATAGTATCTTCTGTAAAAAATACTGTGTACTTTTCGTCTTTGTCTTGATCGTATCTAGGTATATCTTTATTTGGTATTAATACTGCTCCCACTAAAGTCTTTTGTTCCTCATCTAATTTAGCTAAAGTTAAGAATTGGTCTTTATTAAAGAATACCCAATTTTCTTCTATAGCAGGAAACTCTACTAAACTAATAGCCTCAACACCAAATCTATCTGATTCTTCGTCTATAATTAGTTCTACCTTTTTTATTTTTTCTTTGCTCATACTTATAAATATAATTTGTTTAAAATTGTTTATAACGTTGCTTGTAAGTTTAAATCATTTTGTAAAG